ATGGCAACCGCCATCTATGTTAGACGCCCCTCAAGCACCTCCAGGATTTCAACATCGCTGGATTCGTGCTGAAGTCCGAGGTCACGATGACAAAGCGAACATGTCAAAACGTGTTCGTGAAGGATTCGAACTCGTAAGAGCAGAGGAATATCCCGATTTCGAAGCTCCTACGGTTGAGGACGGTAAGCATGCAGGCGTAATAGGTGTAGGCGGCTTGGTACTCGCACGTATTCCTGAAGATACTGTCGATGAACGCATGGCCTACTTCCAATCTCAAACGGAAGATCAAATGCGCGGCGTAGATAATGATTACCTGCGAGAAAGTAATCCGGCGATGCCGTTGGGCAATGGGGATGTACAACGAACATCGAAGGTAGAATTTGGGGGTCAGGCTCGTCCTGACAATTCTGAAACCTAATTGGCTTAAAAGAGGTTTGTAATGGCAAACACAAATGCGCCGGATGGGTTCACACCTGCATATAGTCTCTATGGAGGGACGTTAAATGCAACTCGCCTTGAATTAGCTAGTGCTTACGACACCCTCATCTGTAGTGGTGACGTAGTGAAACTTAATTCCGGACGGGTAGAACAAGCTGGAGCAACGGACACCCCTGTGGGGGTTTTTTACGGTGTGCAATACACCGCAACAACCGGTGCTGCAATTTGGTCTAATCAGTGGACCGCAGATACGGCAACGTTAGGAAGTGCCAATGCTATTGCCTATGTATATACAGATCCTGCGATTGTATATGAGGCACAGTTTACGGGCACACCTACTATAGCTGCTGTGGGTGCGAAACATACTTTATCAACAACTGCGGGCAGTACGCTTAATGGGCGTTCAAAAGAAGGCGTCACGACGACGACTTCTTCGGGAATTGCGTTGTGTGTAGGATTTGTTCAAGATCCTAGCAACTCAATTGGTCAGTATGCGCGAGCATTCTTCACCTTCCCGACTAACGTCTTCGCGGTTTAAAGGAGAGTAATAAATGGCTATTAACCGAGCGCAACTCGTAAAAGAGCTTGTTCCGGGCCTGCATGCTCTCTTCGGACTTGAGTATGACAGGTACCCTAATGAGCATGAGGACATCTTCGATACGGAAAACTCGGAACGAGCGTATGAAGAAGAAGTCATGCTTACTGGCTTTGGCGAAGCTCCAGTGAAAGCGGAAGGCACCGCGGTCGTTTACGACACGGCGCAAGAAGCTTGGACGGCACGATATGTCAACGAGACTATCGCAATGGCGTTTTCTCTAACCGAGGAAGCTATTGAGGATAATCTGTATGACACGTTGTCTTCCCGGTATACCCGCGCACTGGCGCGATCCATGGTCCAAACGAAGCAAATCAAGGGAGCAAACATATTAAATAATGCGTTTGCCTCTGGGCTTGGTGGCGATGGCGTCTACCTCTGTAGTGCGTCTCACCCCACTGTTGGCAACGTTAATCTCAGTAATATTCTCAGCACGGCTGCGGATTTGAATGAGACCTCGTTGGAGCAGTCTTTGATTGATATTGCAGGCTTTAAGGATGAGCGAGGACTGAGAATTAATGCTCAGGCCACGCGCATGATTATTCCGTCTGCACTGCAATTCGTTGCAGATCGTCTCTTAGAATCCCCCGGTCGTCCTGGAACGGCGGATAACGATATTAACGCTACACGGAACATGGGAATGGTTCCGCAGGGTTATGCCGTTAACCACTTCTTGACGGACACCGATGCGTGGTTCTTGAAGACGGATGTACCCGATGGTCTGAAGCACTTCGTTCGCACGGCTGTGTCAACGAATATGGAAGGTGACTTTGAAACCGGAAATGTTCGTTACAAAGCTCGTGAGCGTTACAGCTTTGGCTGGAGCGATTGGAGAGGAATCTTCGGTACTCCTGGGGCATAATGAGAAAAAGGGTGGTCTGCGAGGGCCACCCTCTTTTTCAGATTCTGGGAAAAACAGCCCTAGCGACTGACCCAGCAGACGCTTACGAAGACTCTAGGGCAAATCCTTTCGTAAGGAGGTAATGAAGTGGCTCAGACTACTTTTTCAGGTCCGGTTCGATCTCTTGGTGGTTTCATCAGTTCAGGCTCGACGAGTTTCGTTAGCTTGACGGCGGATACCACTCTCACCGCGGCGGCGCATGCAGGTAAGGTATTGCTCTGTAATGACGCCGATGGCGTATTCACGTTGCCTAGCATTGTGACAACCACTCCCGGTGATCCTACAGATCCGGGTCAGCTCAATAACTTGGGAATGTCCTTTACCTTTATTGTCGTAACGGCGGCAACGGATATGGACATTAAGACCGATGGCACCGATAAGTTTCTTGGTATGGTGTATACCGGGATTACCACGGCGGCTACAGGCAAGACGTGGGTTTCTGCGGCTTCTAACGATGTCATTACGCAAAACGGTACCACCCTAGGAGGTGTCGCTGGGAGTTATCTTCGTATAACCGCAATTGCTAGTGCCCAGTATTTTGTTGAAGGAATGTTGCTTGGTTCTGGAACGATTGCCACACCGTTTGCTGACGCATAAGGAGTAGGCCATGGCTGATGCTGTAACAAGTACTACGATTAGTGATGGTACGCATAGGGCCGTAATTCAGCTTACAAATTTAAGTGACGGTACTGGAGAAAGTGCCGTTACGAAAATTGATGTAAGTGGACTGAATTCTCGTGAAGATGGTACAGCGTGTAATGGTGTGTTTATCGATAAAATCCATCATTCCATTGTGGGGTTCACCCAAGTTCAATTGTTATGGGATGCGACCACTAATACGATAGCTATTGCCTTGGCCCAAGATAGTAATGGGCATATGGACTTTAGTGATTTTGGAGGTATTCAGAACACTTCTGGTTCAGGAAAAACTGGTGATATTGCATTGACAACGATTGGTGCTTCGAATCTTGATAGCTATGTCATTATTCTTGATTTGCTGAAGCATTACGGCTGATTTATGGCTACATCCGGGACGCGAACGTTTAGTCTTGATGCGGCCACGGCGATTGAAGAGGCGTACGAGCTTGCTGGCTTAGAACTCCGTACAGGGTATGACGCGCTAGCTGCGCGTCGATCCTTGAATATTCTCTTTGCCGATTGGTCTAATCGAGGTGTGCAGCTCTGGGAAGTTTCCCAGGAGAGTGTGACTGTGACAGAAGGAACAGCCACCTATGCGCTGAACACCTACGACATTGATATTCTTGATGCCATTATTCGGCGTGATATTAGTGGTACGGATACGGATCTTCAGCTAAGTCGTATTGATCGCAATTCGTACATCAATATTCCGAATAAGGCCACTAAGGGGCGACCGACACAGTTTTATGTGGAACGCACCATTACGCCGACTGTGTATCTATGGCCTACGCCTGAGAATTCTACGGACCAATTTATTTCGTACCGATGGACGCGGATTCAAGACATCGATGCAGCGATTAATGACTTTGATCTTCCGGCGCGTTTTCTTCCGTGCATGGTGTTGGGCTTGGCGTCTTCTTTAGCTTTAAAACGCAATCCAGCTAAATTTGCAGTTTTGCAGCCGCTGTATGAAACCGCTTTACAATCAGCCATTCGCTACGATGAAGATCGTTCGTCTGTGCATTTAGTACCGCATAGGACTTATGTGTAATGGCGTATGCCGTAGGTAAACATGCCTTAGCGATTTGTGATCGATGCGGTTGGCGTTATCGCTATCTGCAGCTACAGATGGAATGGACCGGTTTTAAGGTGTGTCCGGAGTGTTATGAGGTTAAAAATCCGCAACTCGATCCTCCCCCGATGGGACCGGATGCTGAAAGCTTATATCAGCCGCGGCCTGAAGTGCCGTTGCCTCAAGCTCAGTTGGGTGTGGTGACTACGGAAGTACCAGGACCCATGACTTCAACAGCTAACGATCCACCGTCCATGATTGGTCATGCCTTTAATGGTCTGGTTGGTCAAGGAGCGGTAGGGGATTTAACGGTAACCACGGTGCAAAACTGATATGAGCTTTACGCTGACTACGTTGGAAAGTGCGATCAAGGAGTACTTGGATAGTACAGAGACCACGTTTACCAATAATTTGTCTAATTTTATTAAATCCACTGAAGAACGGATCTTAAAAAGCGTGGATTTACCCGTGTTTCGGAAGAATGTGACGGGTACATCTACGTCTGGAACGCCGTATTTAGGGTCCCCGTCTGATTTTTTATCGCCTTTTAGTCTGGCCGTGATCTCCAGCAGCAACTATTCCTACTTGTGGTTTAAGCATGTGACCTTTATTCGTGACTACACGCCAGCCGAGGCAACAACTGGTTTACCTGTGTATTATGCGGTTTTTGACGATGACACCTTTATCTTGGCTCCGACTCCTGATGACACTTATACGTTTGAGCTTCACTACAAATATCGGCCTGCTTCGTTAACGGCGGGTGCCGCTGGTGGTACAACGTGGCTTTCGACCAATGCGATGAATGCCATGTTGTACGGGTCTTTAATGGAGGGAGGCACCTTTTTAAAGATGCCGCCTCCTGAATTGCAGTTATTTGAACAACGCTTCCAAGAGGCCATGGCTAATTTGAAACAAATGGCTGAGACCGTTAACGATGAATATCGCTATGACTTACGTAGTCGTAGCGCCATGCTGGAGCCTGCTGCTAATGCCCCCGTCTAAGGACACTTTGGAAGGTAAGCATGTGGCCCTCTTAGGGT